TTGTCGGCTCGCTCAGAAATTTTGATGGACGGCTCAGAACCAACTGCGAGTTTCATTCCAGCCTTTTGGTAGAATAAAACTTTGTGATCGCTGTTGGTGTCGGTGCCAATCAGTTCAGTACGTATGAACTCAAAACCCATGAAGGTATCGACCTCACCATTCACAAGGGCTTTCACCGATGCGAAGTCTGAACTGGTAACTTCAGTTTGACCTAGAAGGTTCTGAAGTTGTTTGGCGTTGATGATCATATATCTATCATCATCATCCGCCTCATTGGCGTCGAGGATCTGCTTGGCAGCGCGCAACTTGCCGACGTTCAGACCCGTATCAGCAGCAGGGCTGATACCAACCTGGACATCAACAGTGTTGGAACTGTCATAGCTTGTTGAGGTGCCCCCGGCGACGCCCGTAAAGGCGGTGCCATCAGCGGCCGCAACAATCTGTTCATCCATCGCACGGCCCATGGCCCAGGCTGCTGCCTCGGCATAGGGGCTTTGCGGATCGATCAACATTCTGACGCGGTCCTCGTCATCGATAAGGTCTGCCCAATCAAAATCGATCAGGGAAACCCGGCGCCTCGCATGGGGTGTGTCCATTCGAGGAGTGTCACTGTGGCGTGACGTGCGCTGCTGAGCGGCAGTGCTTCCCACTTGCTCAAAGAAGGCGTTCTTGCCCACAACGGTTTCAACCGAAACCGAATCACGCAGACGAGAACCCTTCTGCTGAACAAGGTGTTCAACATTGCCTCGATATTGCTCGACAAACGCAGTAGTGATCTGAACTGACACTGGTCAATTCTCCTTCTTCACTGGTTGCGATGTAGGGGTGAAGTGGTTGTCCCTGCGGGGGCCACGCGCCGTCTTTCCGGCTGTCTGTCGTCGGGCCTTGCGGTTATCCGACAGATACGTTTTGCGCGACGACATCTGTGCCGTGCGCTAATTCTGCAAGCTTTGCCATCTTTGCGACAAGCGGTTTGTGTTCTGGATGGCTGTTGTCCCAATAGGCTGGGTTAGCGCGGATTTGCGCCATTTGTTCCTTGGCCATGTCTGGCGTAGTGCCAAACTGCCCGGCGCTTTCGCCTTCCTTGAATTGTGGACCGCTGCCCAGCCCCATGCCAATCTTGGCAAAGGCGCGGACAACATGCGGGTTTGACCCCAGGCCGCTATCACTCAACACTTGGCGCAGTTCGTCAGAGCCATATTCACGGAGAGCGCGTTTTGCTGCCTCTACCCGTTGCGGAAATGCCGAACCATACTCACGTTGCAATTCGCCTTCCCATTCGGCCTGTTGGTCTGCCGCCTGGGACTGCGCCGCTTGCGCTTGGCCCATCATGTTTTCAACAAAGCGGTCATGCAGACCTTGAGCCATTGCCGCCGGCACTTTCATTTCATGGGCCGCGCCACGAAACCAATCCGACAAGTCCTGGTTGTATGCTTCAAAACCTTCCGGTGCGGCCAGTTGATAGTCTTCCGCGTTTTCCGGCGTTCCTAATTTCTGCCAACCCTCCCATTCGGAAAGATTGCTGCCGTCCGCTGGCAACACAACTTTGTCCGCGCCCACCTGTTTTTCCAGGTTGACGTATGATTTCAGAACATCATCGGCGCCTTTCCATCCTTTGGCTTCGATGACTTCATGGTAATCGTCCAGACCTTGCGTCCAATCGGCTGCAACTTCTGGGTTGCCCGCATCCTCTGTTAGGATGGCGGACCCTTCAGTTTCATTCGGCATTGATGTCTTCTCCTATTGCTAGTGATAAAAGTCGGTCCTCATCGATAGCGAGGATCGACAGGATGCGGCGCACTATGTCTTGTGAGCCGTGCATGTGTTGCAGTTCGGCACTGTCTCTCTGGCCGGTGATGGTCAGGATCCCGCTAACCTTGATAAGGTCCAGCAGAATAGCCTTGCCTTGCGGCGTGTAGAGAAAGATTTCTTTGTAAGCTTGGGCCAGTTCGGCCTGGGCCTTATGTTGTTCCGGCAATTACTGTTGCCCCATTTCCGCTATTTGAGCCACTTTCAACCCGGCATCGGCCAGTTGTGGCGCAGAGTTCATGCCCGCTTGCATGGCTTCTGCTTGCTGGCGTTGACCGCGCATTTCCGCAACTTCTTCCTCATCGCGCAAGATACGTTGCGGAGCGCCGTTAATTTCAGCCAAGGACCGCGTAATTTCGTCCGTATTGAAATTATCCATGACCGATGGGTCAACGGCCGCAATGGCCTGGACACTTTCAAGAGTACGCAAGATGCCGACGCCTTCTGGTGCCCGCATGGCTTGGGTTAGAGGGGAAACATACTCAACTTCGTATTCGCCCGTTGCTTCTTCCAATGCTGGGGGTAGGGCAGGGATTAAACCTTGCTCTGCCAACACGGCAAACTCGCGTTCAATCAATGGCCCTAGCGCCTCAGACTGTTGCCGCCCTACGGTGGGTGCCAACAAAGCGCCCTTTTCTTGAGAACGCTGCAAGACTTCAGTAGCCGTCATTTGCGGCGATTCCACAAGGATTTGGAAGAGGGTAACAAGGAAACTATCGTTTATAACCTTGCGCCGTTGCTCCATCATTTCAAAACCGATGTCTACACGCGCACCTGTAAAGAGGGGTTGAATGGGCGCTTGGGACCGCCCATCCATCCTTGCAAACGTCGCCGCGCCAGGCTTGGCATTGACGGGGAGGATTACGCCATCGTCTGCAATAATCAAAGGTGGGTCCACAGCCTTTTGACCAGCGCGGATAACCGTCTTTGACATTTCGTTAATCATTTTGATGTCAGGGAGAATAGTCATGGCCGGACTGCGGCCATAAATTTCCCGTGGGCCAGTGACATAGCGACTGACAATATACGGCATATCATCGAAGCCGCCTTCTTCAATCAGTTCACGCTCTTCAACTTCGTAGTACCCAGAAAACCATGCACTGTTGCGCCGGTCCCGTGCAGTGGGATCACGATCAGTGCGCGGGCAAACCAGATGCATAAGTTCAAGTTTATCGTCAGGCTTGTCTTCTGCCATTTTGCGAAGGTTGTCGGACAGATTGCCGTCCTCAAACATGCGAAGGGCTTGCCGGGCCGTCACTTGAAACTTACGAAACACCGTATCAATGCGGCCCATTTCGTTTTCAGCAATGTAAAGATCCGACAAATGTACTTGGCGGTACATCAAACCGCCATCAGGATGCTCATCAACAAAGAGAGCGCCCGTGCCGAACGCACCTAGCGCCATATAGCCTTCGTGCATTTCCTTGGAGAAACACGCCTTGGGCGAGTAGCGGTAGTTAAACATAATGCTTGTGACCTGATCGAACCACAGGCGCACATCATGGTTGCGGTTAAGCACAGGATCGGTGGCGCGCAACTGGTGCCAGCGTGAGCCGCGAGGCGTCAACAGGCTTTCAATTGCCGACGCAAAGCGTTCACAGGCGAGGGCAGCGGTGGCGTCATATAATTTTGATGTGCGTTTGTCGCCCGGTGTCAACTCGCCTGTGAAGATACGCGAACGCGGCAAGACCCGTTCGGCAATTTCTTCCCAATGGCTTTCCCACACAGACCTGTCGCTTTTGAGGCGACTATAGCGCGAGAAGACTTCGTCTGTATCTGGTGCAGCCATTAGACCCCCATAAGCGTATTCTTGCGGATTGCCGACACATCAGTGTTGCGCGGCGTTCCCATCAGTGTTGTCTGCATGCCGTTACGCGGGGCAGAGCCACCGCCGTATGCTGCCGACGCATTGCGTTGTGCCGTATCCAAGCGGGCGCCCATCGATGTTGGCGGCAGCTTCTTGCCCGCCGATTGACGCTGCATGGTCGGCACACACACGTTACTTGCCTTTGGGCTTCATTGGCTTCTTCGGTGGTCTTCCGCGTTTGGACCCATACGTTCCTTTACCTTTAGGCATAGCGCACTCCTATTTCTTTTTTGCTTTGGATTTGGGAAAGCCGGCCTTCATGTTGCTGTAGGCTTTCGATGAAATCGTTGACTTGCTCTTGGGCCGTGACGTGCCCGCCTTGCGGCGCTTGTTGATGTTGGCATATAGGCCTGGTTTCTTTGCCATGACTATTTCCTCGACGTTGATCCAGAACACTTCCAACGCTTGCGCGAAAGCCGCAAGGGACTGTTGGGGTTTTTAGCAGCGGCAGAATGTTTCTTCATCTGGCCGGAACTACGGGCACAGTAGGCATTGCCTTTCGATGTGCCTGGCTTAACCCTTGGCCCGCCACCTTTGGCTTGCCCAGCTTGTCCGTAACTGACCCGCTTACCGCTTGAGGTAACTTTAACTCGCGCTTTACCTTTCGCTGGCGTTGCCATGCTTAACCTCCCAGGAGCGTGGTTCGGCCGACATTCGGGTCATCAGAGACACCGGATGGGCCGGTCATTAACGTAGAGCGGCGACCGCTTGCCTGGACGCGGGCGCGGCGTCGTAAACGCGCTCCTTCGCCAGACCCCCCGCCAGATCCCCCGCTTACAGGTGCGGGGGTTGGTTCTGTGCCCATTGGCGCGGGTGGCGGTGAAGGCGGTTTGGGATCGGGAGTAATACACATATCAAGCCCCCAACAATGTTTTGCCAATATTGGCTTGCGTTTCGTCGCCCATAGACCCCGTCAGGATTGTTGAACTTCTGCCCTTCATGGAAAGCCGCCTTTTCCGCATAGCCCGCGCTTCCTCATTGACACGAGGATCATCCCGCGTGGGCGGCGGTTCCGGCATCGGTGGCGGCGTCGGGGCGGGCATCTTTGGAATCTTTGGCGCCAAGGGTCCAACACACATCATCTTTCTCCAATCTGGTCTGCGTCCACGAATAACAGTGATAGGGCACTCTGTTCTGCCCGTAGTCTTCAACGGTGGCTTCGCGGACGGCGCCCAACAGTTCTAACCATCTGTGGGCCACATGGTGATTGTCATGGCTCCAACATTCAGCCCGCACAAACCCGGCATCAATCAGTGTCGGCATCACCACCTGATTGATGTGGCGCGTCACGCTGATTGCAACTTTCGGCCACCTGTCCGTTGCGAACATCCAGACGCTGGCTACTTTGGGACGTGTTTCCGTTGCCCCCCAGGTAGCGACAGGGACCACCCCATAGCGCGCAACAAACTTCAAGCCGTTTCCAGCCACAGTTCCCAGGGCCAAACTCTCTGGCGTCTGGACAGATGTCACTGGCCATATTTCTTCTGCGTCCAACTCACGCATATTGCGGGCAATATCGACAACGTCAGGATAGCGGGCATCAATAATATTAACCGAACTCATTGTAATCACTGATTACAACGGGCTGGCCCCCCGGCTGGCGCCCTGTCTGTGCCATCATGGCGTAATCACTGCCGTCACCGTCGCGCAATCCAATGGCGGCATAGCGCATGGCGTCGGCAGAATGCGAACTGGCATCGTGGTTGGGCTTCTCCCGCCACGTTTGGTTCCGGTCATTCCACTGCCTATGGTAATGCCTAAGATATTTCAGCCCTAGGCTACAGTTCTGACGGTCAAAATGTAGGGTGGGGAGTAACCCCCTCACCGCTTCGATGCCATCCTGTAGCGATAATTTGGCGACAATGGTCGGGCGTACCCCCAACCCCTGCAACATTTCATAACGTGATGAACCACTGCCCAACTCGCGGACAAGAACATCGTGAGGAAAATAATGCTCACCATAAACATAAGGCTGAGAACGCAAGTGAGCGATGTAGTGATGTAGTCCTTCACCGCTGCTTTCATAATAGTCAATAATCCTATGCCCGGCCTCACCACGTATAGACTGACCAAACCATATGGCCGTACTATCGCGCATCCCTAAGTCAAAGGCCGTCCAGACGGGCACGTTCGGCTCCCACGGGACTGACCCGATCTGGCCCTGTAACTCCATGCGGTCGAGCATCTTGGCGTAGTAGGCGCCCACCAGGGCTGCCGACCAGGAGCATTCAAACTCCTGATCATACTGGCTTTCATCCATGGTATCCCGTGCGGCCTTCAGTTCCTTCTCAGGAATAATCCCGGTCTGGCTGGCAGGGAAGCGCATGGCAAACCACTCATCGTCGCCATCTTCCATGTTCCGAATGGCCGTATCGTAAATCGTTCTGAATTGATTGTCGCCTCTGGGCGTTCCGATCCACAGGCACTTGCCCGTGCCAAAGTCAGAGAGCGCCGGCCTTACAATTTCGGGGAACAACCTCGCATTCATGTCTGCATATTCGTCTAGCACGGCGGCATCAAGCCTCAAACCCCTGAGAGCATCAGGATTTTCCGATCCCAGCAGCCAGATCCGCTTGCCATCAGGTAGGTCACAGCGGAGTTCCGCCTCGTTAAACCGTACCTGGGGGATAACCCCGGCATATTCCCGCAACATAATCCACGCAATCCGCTTGGCGCTTGAATACGTGGGCGCAATATAAGCCCCCTGCGCGTTCTTACGGTCACAGGTGAGGATTTCACGCAATAACCAGTTGATGGCCATGACGGTCTTGCCAAAGCGCCTGTGACAAACGGCAACATTAAAGCGCCGGCATTGCTCATGAAACGTTTGCTGCAACGGCCTGGGCGTGTACGGAATCGTAACCCTGTTAGGTTCAGTCACGCTTGCATGTCCTGTTCGGCTATCACGCACAGAAAATCACAATCAGGGGCAATGGGCGCCGTCACCGCGTAATCAGCAGGGATTTCGTCAATAAACACCCGCTCATCATCAATCCTCGCCAGCCGCACCCCCAGGTCGCGACTTAACTTCACCATGCGCTCGAACTTGTCTGGAAACTCTTTGCGTACCAAAGCCCAATAGGCAGGGCTTGTGGCCTTCACACAGGGCAAACAATTGGCGTTTGGGAACCCCAGAGCGTAAGTTAAGGGTGGGCTTATCCCCGCCGTTTTAACCATTGATAAACAAGCACTCTTTGTAATCCCCCGCTCAATCAAGGGAAACTCACAAACCAAATCCGGCCAATGCTCCCGCAAGGCTTCCGCCCGTTTCACATCAGGGCCGTCAGCCGTATAGCCAAACACATGGACATCCCCCGGCTGCTCAAACTCCAGGCGGGGTTTAATCTTCAATTCGCCCGTGCAGGGCGCGCCAGCAATGCCAGCAAGAAACTTACGTTTTTCCCAGACTTCCCAGGTATCCGCATACTTGTCGCTCTGCAAAAACGTAATTTCCTGGCCAAACCAGGCCACGCAATCACGCATAAACCGCGCATTGTCTTCATGCTCAGAACCCGTGCGGCAGTACGCAATGACATCAGGGTCCGACAATTTCGTGGCAACGGCAGATGCCGCCCCACAGGAGAACCAACTAATACGGCGCAAAACTTACCGACTACGCCGTTTCATAGTCGCCCTGCAAAAACATTAGCAAGCAAATGCGCCAGCCATTGTGCGGCGTCACCCTATGCCGATTCTGCTTATCCTGATCCCAAACCCATAAAGCCCCTGGCTCTTGGGCGGGTACATTATCCGCAAACTCTAAAACACCCCCCACCCCATCATCAGGGCGCTCTGTCAGCAAAACAGACGCCGACACACCACACCAGGGCATATGACTACCATTGTCCAAATGCCAATCATGGCCCTCCTTACGGCACTCAACCCGCACAAAAGACGGGTCACCAAGGTCGACTTCAAACCTGTCCCGTACAGCCTCAACAGCCGGGCTGACAAGCGGGTCATCAAACCCCCTATACCCAACCTCATTGGCCAGCAAACCGCACTGTGTGGCGTCCAGAGCGTCAGGGACAACAACTCTAACCAATTAGCTTGCCATTCAGATACCGTCCACCAACAGCCCGCTGGGCCTCTCTCTGGACCTCTGGGGCCGGTTCCTGGACAAAAGCCTCATTAACGTCAGGCGTAGCAGGATCATCAGCCTGGAACGTCCCATCAGCCTTCTTAGCCCTAGCCCTACGCTTGGCCGGCTCTTTTTTGGTCGATGTGATCTTCGTAGATGCTCTAGCCATTAACTTTCTCCAACTGTAGGCAGATACAGGTTGTGGTCCCATCAGACTGTGTGCGCGTCGGCCGTCGGCGGGGTACCCCTGCCTGACTACCCCCACCGTCAAAAAATAAGAGTACACCGACAATTTATGACAACAGCGCCGCAAGCCTAGGATTGCCGGGCCTTTTTGATTCCAGGGATTGGCGACGCTATCGATCGGGCAAGCATTGCCGGCCGTTGTATGGTGCCGACGTTCGCGCCCGCGACGAGAGTGATACCTATCGGCGAACCTTCACCACCCCACCGTCACAATATCGCAAATCTTTTTTGTTCTTATAACTTGACGACCGATTCGGGCTCGTATATACGTCTATTCATAGGGCGATTGTGTCCACCATAAATAGGGAAATAAACCGATGGAAAACCGCATAAATACCGCAAGCGACATTTTATATCGATGGGCTTGCGACCTTATTCCGACAATCGACGCCAAATCACAAATCTTAGCATTGGCGGATTTTGAGGTCGATTTCCGCCAACCCGACGTTGGCGATTATGTTGACGCCTTAGACCGTGTTTCGGGCGTTTTTGTCCGCATTCATTTTTAGGAGGGCGGATCCAATGGATATTTATATCAGCGCTTACATGGTCTTTCTGTTTTTCGCCTTATGGGGCGTTTTCGGCGCCATCTGCTATTTCGGCATAAAGGCGTCGCTGTCATGAAAATTAACCAGCACAAAATCACGCCGGGCGACGTCGTAAGAGTACATCGCAATTTAAACACCGGCGCGTGGGCGATTAGCGTAAAAATTCCTAAGAAGGGATGGCGCGTTGCCAATAACCAAATCAGCGAATGCTCTATTGCCGACGCGACGCCGATCACAAGCGACAAGGGCGCCGTTCGTATTCAGTCTAAGGGGCATCGGGAAGTAATAGCCAAAATTGAGGGCGTATTCCTAGGCTTGCATTGTGAGCCTATCAGCGACGCCGCGACGGTTCACTATAACCCGTTTAAATCGTCTGATTTCCATTGGAACAACGGCGACGTTTTCAAGGGCGCCGGCGTTGTCAGTTTTCACAAGGGCGCATTCCACGCCGTAGCAGAGAGGGCTTAAGCATGACTCAATATTGCATCTGTTTTAAGACGAACGCCGAATTACGCCGTTTCCTAATGTTGCAAAAAAAGACCTATCCCGATTGCCCGGAGCGCGTTTGGGATAGGTATTCGATCTATGTGCATTGCGTCGGTTTTAATGAATACCCCAAAACCCTACACGATTGGTTGGGGGATTAATCATGGATAAGTTCCCTATAACGCCAGAACTTGAAATAGAACTAATAGAGGCCGGCGCGTTGGATTCTACCGGGTATATCTTGCGCCCGAAATTACGCGCCGTATTTGACCGAATTGTTGACAACGGAAGCCGTTGGTCCCTTTTTCCTATAAGAAGGGCACAACACTTCATTCTAATGCTGCATAGGATGGCCAAGAAATCCGGCGTATCTTTTGACGAATACTGCGAAAAACTAAACTACTAACACCAGGGCAATTGTGCCCGCAAACTCTCGATGGAGAAACACCGTGAATTTTTATTTGAACCCGAAATCCAAAAACAAGAAAACCGGCAATATGCCCGTATCAACCAGTGATCGCGGCACATGCCCCGACGCTTGCCCCTTTAAAAATAATGGATGCTATGCCGAAGGGTATCCGCTGAAAGGGCGATGGGACGAAGTAACAAATGGCAAGCGTGGCAGTTTGTTTTCCGATTTCGTTAACCAGGTCGCCGCATTGCCCGCCAATATCCTATGGCGCCATAACCAGGCCGGCGATTTGCCCGGCGATGGCAAAAACGTTGACCGCGGCGCGCTTTTGGCATTGGCTGGCGCGAACGCCGGAAAACGTGGTTTCACGTTCTCACATTACAACGTGGAATCGAACAAACATAATCGCGCCGCGATAGCGACGGCGAACGCCAAGGGCTTCACAATAAACCTATCGGCGAACAATCTAGATCACGCCGATAAATTATCCGATCTAGGCATCGGTCCCGTTGCCACGGTGTTACCGCACGATTTTGACGCCCGCAAAACAACAACGCCCAAAGGGCGCATTGTAGCACAATGCCCGGCGACGTATCGCGACGATGTAACATGCAAAACGTGCGGACTATGCCAAAAACAATCAAGAAAAGTGATTGTCGGATTCCCGGCGCATGGTAACAGCAAAAAGAAGGCTAGCGCCGTCGCTTCATAAACGCGCCACAAGCGCGATTTATCGCCATTGCCGGGATTCCCCAGGGATTGCCCGGCTTTGGCCGTGAGCGGGCGATTTTGCCCATGTGAAAGGATACGAAATGAAAACGCCACAAGTGACGCCCCCATGGTCGACGGGTATCTATATCGGAAACGGTGTAGTTGCGACACCGTCGCCGCAATTTAAAAAAGGCGATAGAGTCAAAATCTATGTTGCAAAATCTAAAAAGCCCGAAATGCGGGTTTTAGCAGATAAAATCGGCGACGAATTAGACGGAGTTGTTTTATTCCAGACTGGGAATATTGTTTCATGCGACACCGTACATGGCCAAATAAACCCGCGCACTCAGGACATTGAATTGATTATGCAATGACGCCCGATGAATTGAAAAGCATTCGCCGCGCCCTAGGCTTATCGGTTTACGGCTTGGCGGACGTGCTATCCGAACCTGGCCATAAACCTGTAAACCCGCGAACAGTGCGCCGGTGGGAAGACGGAACCCAGGATATACAAAGCCCGGTCGCCGTCGCTTTGCGCCTAATTTTGGCTGAGAAAAACCGTCAAAATTGATCGAATTGGGGCTAGTGGGCTAATCGCGGTTCACTAGTTTCATCGGCTGGCGTTTCGTTTTCCCACCCTATGATCATGGGACCGCTATGCTTGACTTCGCTTTTCTGAATCGGCTGGAAATCTTTAAGCAGTTTTTCGGCTTCCCAGCGACTATGCGCCAAGCATTCTTTCGCCCTCAAAATGTCGTCACGGCTAATCGCCGCTTCAAGCGCCAGCTTGTCGGCTTCCAGGCGGGCAAGTATACCGTCGCGCCTAGCCTCATTCACCATTTCGCGCAGTTCTGGATCCTTGCGCTTCCAGATTCGGACGTTCGTCGGATGTACATCCAGTTCCGCGCACAATTCATTTTCGTACCGGCCAGCCTCAAGGCCTAGCAGCAGGGCATCGATCAATTTCTGACTGCGTTTGGTTGGTCGGCCCATCGCCTGGCACCTCGTAAAACGGGACGCGGCCGGGTTTTACGCCGGCCGCTAAGAGTCTCAAAACAAGTTTAGGCGGGACAATCCCACCGTGTCGAACTGTACCCAATCAGAATCGGCCTGTAAACTAGGGCATTTCGTTGATAACTACATTTTGTAGTAGTTTTTTAGTCCATCTAGCACCAAACGTAGTGTTTCGATGGACGATTTGCCGTTCCGCCAGGTGCTAATCGGGTTGGAATTGCCCAGGCAATGTTCGGCTAAATCGGCCAATGGGTAGCCTATGTGGCGCATCGCCTGGCGGACTTCCGCCTTGGCCCGCTGGACGCTCTCCAGCATTTCGATGTCCGGCGTCGCCGGTATGTGGCCAAATCGCACCGTGGCGTAAACCTCCGCCAGCATGGCCTTGCGGAATATTTCGGCAAATCGCTGACCGGCTGCATATTGAGCCGCATCAATCAGTTCACGCTTTCGCAAGGTTTCGATGGGATCGACGGTAGTGTTACGCGCCCGCTTGACGCCAGCGACCATGGTTTCTTCCAACACAAACACCCCGTGTTGCTTGGCTTCCGCCGTTCCAAGGTCGCTATGTGGCGCTTTCAGTTTGCGCTTACGCCGAACCATTAAAACGGTATATCGTCGTCGAGTTCGTCGGCCATATTATCGGGCTTGTTCGGCGGTAATGGGCTTGTCGCTAGGTCTTTCGTCACCTTCCAAGCCTTCACGTCAGTGTACCATCGGGCGTTATATTCACGGCTCTCTAGGTCAAATGACACATCTGCAAAATCGCCTTCTCGCATCGACCATTCATCGATCTTGTCACCCCATGCAATGAAGCAAACTTTCTTGGGATACTGGCCGTCGGTTTCCAAAACATATTCCTGTTTGCGCCACGGCCCCTTGGCCGATTCGCCAGACTGTTCTTCCATCACCTGGATGATTGTGCCCTTGATATTCATGCTTTAAATCCTCTCGCAGCTTGGTTGATTACGGTTCGTGTTCGGTTAGGCGTCAGCTTCTTTTCCAGCGCATCGCGCATTTTTGCCCGCCGGTTACGCCAATCGATTTCCTCTTTCAATTCATGCCAGGAAGGCCACCACATGGACTGATCCGGCCACTTGCTAAGAACCTCATGCACGATGTCGGCTGGGTACTGTTCCAGGCGTGAGCCGTAGGCCTCAACGGCTAGATCCAACGTGATCTGGTCATCCTTTTTTCTCTTGGTCAGGCTAAACACTTCAGCGATTAGCATGCCCAACGCCTTCGCTGGCATCGGCTGGCTGGCGGCGTCAATGGCTGCAATTGCGGCCGTAAGGTCATCAACGGGGCAGGGGCCGTCTACCGTGTAGGCGACGATGTTGTAATCGCCATCAACCACCGCGGCGAGCGACAAAACCACTGACGGCGGCAGCGATGCTTCCAGATTGTGTTCCGTTTCCACCACGGATTGCAATTGGCGTTGGATTAATTGCTGTGTCATCGTCAAGCCACCTTTCCTGGTTCAACCATGTGCTAGGGTAGGGGATGTAATTTTTGTCCTGACCGCTTGCCGCCGCGATGAATCGATCACGGCCCTGGCAGAGGGTTTCAAAATCGGTTTTTTTAAGGGCAGCTTTGAACGCTTTTCGTGCGCCACCTTTGCCAACTTTTCGGGGCCAAGGCTCATACCAAACCTCGAACAAATCGTCAGATTTGGGCGAAGGAGTTACGCTAGTAACTCCTATAGGTGTAGGTATAGGTATAGGGGCATTGCGTTCGCATACCTGTTTTTCCTTTTGCCACCGTGACTTAGCGGAAACGCTATTCTTTTTCGCTTTTTTCTTAACATACTCATATTCGTCTTTTAATCGCTTTTGTGTGATGTGATTTCCGCTGGTGGTGAAGAACTCATCCAGCAGATTTTTGACCAGGTTTTCCATCTGATCATCGGTGGCCCGCAAGCGCCTTTTTACCCACGTCAAATCGTTCGGAATTTTGCAGTCTGGTGACCGCCAGATCGTCATCAGCAACATCAGATATAGACCATGTTCTTCATGGGTTAGGTGCAGCGTGTCGGCCATATAGGCATCGGTCCAAAGGGGTAGGTGAGGAAACTTAGCCATTGTTTAGTTCCCCTTGCGGCACGAAGTAGGCCGGGCGCCCACCTACTGGATCGCGCCACCATTTGTCCTGTTTGCCTTCCGCGCCAAGGATATTGCCGCGCACCTCGTATCGGCCATTTGACCCCGTCAGTAGCCAAAACACCCGGTCATCAGGGTCATCAGGGTGTAAGATCAAACGATTGTCCGCGCCGGCAGTTGTGCGAACGTCACAGTCACCAACGTCTGGGCCGCGAATAACGCCTGTACCGCCAACGTAAACGTCCAGGTGCTTAGCCAGAGCCATTTCGCCCAACGCGCCTTCAATATCCATTTGCCAGCCGTTGTTTGCAGAAGCGCCATAGCGATGCTTGCGACCAGCCTTAAGATTCTGAACGTGGCGCATCACGCCAAGCATAGCGCCTTGCAATATTTCTGAGTATGACAACCTAACTTCTGTCATCTAACAATGCTCATCGTCGGCCTCTCCCGTTCCCCGGCACTCATCGCACTCGACCTCGCGTTCCTCCCAGAACGGCTCGCGAAACCGGGCATAGTTGAGCGACATCAACGCCATTACTTCTGTGATCACCACGCCGTCACCGTTGCATTCGGGGCAGATCATGCCCGCGCCGCCTGGTATTCCATTTCCGCCAGCCGGGCGCACCGTGGACAAGCATCGGCGCCGCCCAGGACGACAGTTTCTTGCACGTAGTAGTTCTCAACCACGCCACGGCTTTGCATAGATCGCGTAGATTCCACGGTTCTTGTATGGATAGGCCGCACGATTTCACCCCTGCCCTTGCAAATGTGACACACTAGAGAACCTCTTGGATCTTGACGCCAGGGTACAGGGCTTCGACCAACTTTTTTTTGAGCCGATACACGGGTGTTTTCATACCCTTGACGTCTTCAACAACGGACCCGTTGGCGTTGAAATAACGAAAGTCAGCCTTGTAAGTGCAGATCTTGTGGCCGTTCACCACGCAATCATATTTTGGCTGAAGTTCCAGGCGCGAAATTTCGCCAGCACGTTCCAGCAAGACAAGTTCCATGTACCGTGCGGCCTCGCGCTTGCTATCAAACGTGATGCCATCGACTTCCGTTTTGACGGCCCTGTATTTGTTTTTAAACACCATCTTGATCCGCCGGCATGTGACCCTGCAAGTCCACCACGTTGCCCTTCTCCGCGCTAAATTGGGCATCCAGGGCACGTTCTATGATCATGGTCATGGTCATACCCCGGCGCTCCGACTCTTCCCGCAAGGTATCCATCAGGTCGGCCCGCAATCGGATATAGAAAGGGGTCTTGGTTTTCATCGTCAAACTTTTTTTATTTAAAACTTGACACTCTTATAACATATAAGTATATACCCGTATAGTCATTGCGTTTTGATAACATTGGGTTGTCAGAACATTTACAGAGAGGAATAGGAAATTGACAAACGCAATTACGATTGAGCAGACTTGGAAACTGAACCCAGGTAAAGATGATTGGAATCATCTTGGTTATAAAACGATCACCGTCCACACGATATATTTGTCGCGAGTGCGGGTGCGGCCAGATTACATGGCTGACAATCGGCGTATGCGGTGGGCAACTGTCATCAAAATTCTCTTTAATTTAGGCAGAGAGGAATACCACTGGAAAGGTAAATCTTTGGCAGAGCGGTGGGAAATTATTAGCGGCATAGAAAAACGCTGGTTTCCGCAAGTATGGCCCCGTCCGAAAATTCATGTTTACGAATATGCGGGCATTGCAACGTGCGATGGTGAATTGGACACGTTTTTTGATTGGGATGATTTCCAAGAACTGCTGGCATACGACGTGTATTCGTTAGTGAAGTCCAAGACCACCAAGAAAAAAGCAGCGTAGGGGAGAAGGGTGATGCGATTTTACCAAGTGCAAGATATAGCCCAACAAGAGGGCGTTCACGAATCGGCAGAGTGGTTTACGACACGCCGCGAAGCGGAGAAACGGGCGCGGGAAATAGACCGTGAAGATGGCACGGCTTTTGTGAGGACATTCGACATTCCAACAACAAAGAAAGCGTTGCTGGCGTGGCTCAATCATTACGGCAATCCAACAGGCATGGGTTTTAATTAAGGGGGGAATGATGACAGAAGAACTAAAAGGCTCAACGACGCTTGCCGATGGCGGCGTCTATGAGTACGGCGGCGGTACGGATGACCCGATGGTATTGTACTTTCGGGTGTCCACTGCGAAGCAGGGCGCCGACGGCCTGGGTATCGATGCACAAAAACAGATGTGCATCAACTACCTCAATGGCGGCAAATGGAAAGTCATAGGCGAATTTATTGAGGTGGAATCCGGCGGCAAATCGGAGAAGGAAAGGAAGCAACTGGATGCCGCGCTGGCGCTATGTCAAAAGCACGGCGCCACGCTCCTGGTGGCGAAGCTGGACAGGCTAAGCCGCTCAGTGGCGTTCGTGTCCAGGCTCATGGAATCGGGCATCAAGTTCGTATGCGCCGACCAGCCCCACGTATCTGACCTCACCATCCACATCATCGTGGCCATGGCTCAATATGAGCGTGAGCAAATCAGTGATCGGGTCAAAAAAACCCGCGCCGAAATGAAGCGCATCATCGCGGAAGACGGGTTCTATGCCACCAAGTCGTCTAATCGCCAGAAGAAACTTACCAAGCTAGGATCCGACAATTGGGATCAGGTCCAGAAGGAAGGGCAAAAGGTCAAGCAGACCAGGGCCGACGCCTATGCGCTCAGCGTATGGCCTGAAATCGTGCAGTGCCGCCAGCTTGGTATGACTACCATGCGGCTAATCGCGAAAGAACTGACCAGGCGTGGCGTTCAGACCCGCGCACGGCAGCGACAGATCGACAAGGACAAGGCCGTGTTTGGCAAGCCCGGGTATGGGGAGGGGGAATGGCACTGGCACCCGCAACAGGTGAAAGCCATCATTGATCGTGTCGAAGGTGATAAATAGTTGACATTTAAAATTGTTGATATAAATCACCAAAAAAACTTGATAGAAACGTAGTAGAGCAGTTACAGATGGGAACTAAATTTAACAAAAGGCTTGAGCAGTATGACCAAAACCATCCGAAATCACGGCGTGAATTACGTTCTGTTGTGCGGAAACTTGGCGATGGTCATGCGCGATTGCTTGTCCCAATGCTGCACCCCGATCACATTCGGTTTGCGGCCATTGTCTTTGAAGACCTTGCCAAAATATTCGATGAAATTGCTGGCAAGCGTACTACCAACATCCAAAAAGTGCTAACCGCGAAGGCTGTTTTGAAGAAAGCAAACGATGACCTGGAGAACTATGCCCGTGACGATATGTCGTATGTGTACGGTCTAAGGTCGTTATTCCATGACAGACGCGAAACCTAATTAGATTGGCAGAGGAGAAGAACTATGTATCAACCAAGGCCGCATAATATGTACTCTGATAAGAGTAGACTTTTCATCAACACTTTGAAAATGCTGGGCGGTGTCACGTTATTCGCGGCACTAATGGTAGGCGTTTATGCCTGGACGATTATGGGCGCCGCGATGTTGGGGGTTCTGTAATGAACCTCTTCCAATACGCGGACTATACCGCATTGCAGGGGGATTTGAAAGTGGCTCAATCCCGCTGCCAAACACGTCGCATCAATCACATCCACAACGAACTGAAGGCCGTGGTCACGGACATCCTGCGGGATGAAACGGGGGTAACGGTTCCCGTCAAGAACCAAGTGGGTTCGGCCTACGCCAGCGACATGGGGGGCACTAAATAAAATGGTAGGCAAACTGACATCAAACGTCATGTGTAGCTGTAGTATCTTGCCCTATGTCATGGGCTTATCGCCGTATAAAACCCGCAACGAACAGCTACTGGAAATGTGGGCACACAAGGAAGGCAAGGGCAAAGAGTGGGAAGGCAATGAAAGCACACACTTTGGCAATGTCCTTGAGCCAACAGTCCTCACGGAAGGGTGCAACCGCCTGGGCCTCGTTCCCGAACTTAATATAACCGAACCTGTGGTGCATCCAACACTGCCGCTGGCGGGTAGCCTAGATGGCAGGGCCGATGGCAAGAGTATGACCATACATCATGACCCGTCGAAGGGTATCTATGTAGTGGGCAATAGCCGCATTGTGTTGGATGGCATCGGCGTTCTTGAGAGCAAGGTGACGCGGAGCCGGGCAGAAGACTTCCCACCCATGTGGCGCGGCCCTGTCCAGGTGCAGGGTCAGATGATGTGCGGCGGCTATAAGTGGGCGGCACTGATCATCTTATACGGCGGCGTGGAAATGCGGATCTTCCTGTTTACCCTTCATGCCGGCACAGAGAAATCCATCAGTGAAGCATGCTTGGATTTGGATAGACGGCTAAACGCCGACGAAATCGAATACTACGATCTTGCCGATGCGGCCGATGCCGCACTTGTTTACTCGCTTGGCGACAAGGAAGAACCTATCGATCTGCCAGCCGGGTTTGACATTCTCTGCGAAGAATACTTGTTGCTGAAAGAAAAGATTAAAGAAGGCGGCGAGGCACTTGGAGTGCTAACCGCTGAAATCCAACGGAAGATGGGCAACCACACATCCGGCCTGGCCGGAAACTATCGTGTCTCTTGGCCTGTCAAAAAATATCGTGAGCAACCTGAGAAGATCGTACCGGCTAAGCCGGCGCATCAGGCGCGTCAAAAAACCATTAATGTAAAGGAAATGAAAAATGGGTGAAGTAGCTATTAAACAGAGCGGGATCCTGACGCCACGGAATATGGGCGAGGCCATGCAATTTGCGGAAACAATGGCGGCGTCTGCGTTCTGTCCGAAAGCGTTCCAGGGTAGGCCGGCAGATATTGTGGTCGCCGTCCAGTGGGCAAGTGAAGTTGGGCTGGCGCCACTAGCTGCGATGCAGAACATGGCCGTGATAAATGGGAAGCCAAGCCTGTATGGTGACGGCATGATGGCGCTGATTACCGGCCATCCAGAATACGTCAGCCATAAGGAATGGCGAGAAGGTGACGAAGCCTTTTGCACGATTGTTCGTATGCGGTTTGGCGAGAAAATTGAAACCACAAGATCTTTTTCTTTAGCCGACGCCAAACAAGCGGGGTTGACAGGCAAGGGACCGTGGCGGTCCTACCCCAAGCGCATGTTGCAGATGCGGGCGCGTGGGTTTGCGGCCAGGGATAGCTTCCCCGACGCACTCAGCGGCGTGATTATCAAGGAAGAGGCCATGGATTATCCGACAAAGCCGGATCAACCCAAAGATATTACCGATCAGGTGGTGGTTGCACCGTCAAACCCGATGGACGCGACGTTTGGGGGGGATGTTCCAGAAAGTGACCCGCCAGAATTGCCTGAGAGCAACGCTGTGGATGTTTCTGATGCTGGTGTCCCAGAAAATGCGGATGTTGCTGAGAGCGCAACAGAGGACAACACAGACGAAGGCGACGAACGCGCCTGGGAAATGAACCATGAAGACGGCATTAAGGAGTTTTCAACAGCCGATAAATGGAAGACGGCCATGTGGAAGGTATGGAAGGACATTGAAGCCGACAAGGACATGAGTTTTGAAGACCGGCGCCATGAAATCGCGGAACACAAGAAAGATCACGACGATACGATTGATCGGCTCAAAGCGGAACACCCCGACAAGGCGGAAGCGTTCGGCAATGATTACAAAAAGATCCTACGGCGCTTGTCCGCCAAGGCAAAGGAAGCACAGAAATGAGAGCGTCTTTAACACCGATGCAAATCAAGGTGTATGGTTTTATACGCCAGTACCGGGTTGAACATGGAACTGTTCCAACCAACCAAGAAATTGCCACGGGTGTGGAAACCACGTCGGCAAATGCTCATAGAATTATTAAAGGGCTAACCGCCCGTGGGTACATCATCCCAGGCCCGCCCAGGACATGGCGGTCGTACACCCTGGTCGAAGATCACGAAAACGTAAACCCGATGATGGGAGTACATTCTGCCGCCACCGACTTCGTCCGCAAGCATCGCGCATTTATGGACGCCGTTGAGAGCGGGCAAGACACAGAAGATATGGGCCATGAGGTGCAGCAAGCACTCAAAAAATTAACCGTCGAAGTGGGGGAGAACGTGTGATGAATAATCGTCAATGTATTGAGCGGGAATTGCGAAACGCAAAGCGCGTGATCACAAACCCTGACAAGTTTTCATCAAGCCTAATTAATACTGCATGGGCTGTGATTAAGTCTGCAAACCGGCAGAATATTTATTTACACCCACTGCCTTTTGTCTCAGCGTCGGACGCATATTCCTGTTCGCCGTCACAGCAATCAAGCACGGGTTGTTTGCATGAGGTGCAGACATAGTGCGACTTCACCTGTTCCAGGCGGGTTGACTGTCCACACCACGGGCAGTCGATCAGTCTGTCGGGGATCATCTAGGATAAGAACAGGTTGCGCTCAGCCACACGCCGACGTACTAGCCCCGGCAATATGCGGCCGGCTGATCGCCGCCACTTGGGAAACTCATCTGCTGCGCCTTCGTAATCCAAACGTGAAATCTTCTGGCGAAGCGTACTGCGAAAAAAGTTTCCGCTGCCTATGTTGTAGCTAAGACTGCATAAACTTGAGAACTGGTTCTCAGTTAAAGGCGCTTTGACAACTCGCGCAATTGTACCCTCAACGTGTTGCACCTCGCGTCGGAGCAAAGCTTCGCCTTCGACTTCATCAATGTCAGCGTGATCAGGGGTGACACGATCGCCATTAAGATCATATGTAGAACCCCAACCGATTGTCCATCGGGCGCCGCAATGGTAGACGCTGGATCGCCAGCCTTCAAAGCTTTTGATAATCCCCAGACCGGCCGCATTTATTCTCATGTTTGTGTTTTCCGCGCCATGGTGCGCGAGCCAAACCAGAAACTAACCACCGCCGCCCAGACGGCTTGGAACTCATCGTTCCATATCAAGCTGTATTGTTCCGTTGTCATCCAATCCATGCTTACGCACAGGGTCAACACACCAAACTCAAGCGCGAGGAGGTAGGTCAAACATGGCCGGACAGAAGCCGCTAGGTTAACTACCCACGGGCTGGCCTTCGCTTGCAAGTTGGATGAGTGTTTCAGCAGCGCCTCGCCCTCACGGATGTCGGCCTCAACGTGCAGATGTTGGAGTTTAATTTCGCCCAATGCTTTCTGCTGATCGATCTGAGCCGACATTAGCTTGAGTTCGTGGGCCTTATCGCTTTTGTCTTGAAAATAATCCATAACCTTGGGCAGGAAGCTAGTGCCAAATCCCAAAACACTACCTAGCAATGATAACATTCTAAGTCTCCTTGCCCGGCTCGCTAAAATACACGGTCGTACACAGCGCCGCCCAGTGTTTAAACGCGCCTAACTTTTGATGGTGGTCATAATATTGTTCTGTAACATCTTGCGGCGGACACGAACTGACCGGCATTGAGGTCACGTCATGGGTGCCCTCGTTTGTGATAATGAAAACAACCAAGACCAGAAGTTTCATGCGTCTGGCTTTGGATGTTTACTGTTATGGATGTGCATTAGGTGATCAGTCATCTGGCGAAGCACTTTTAACTCAGCTTGCACCGTTGCCATTTCACGGTTCTGATCGCGCAGCGCCGACACGCTGTTGATTTCTTTGAGGACATCAATTTGGCTATTGAAAACCGCTCGTTGACTTTCTGCATCATCAAGGCGGGCATCAAAGTCTGATTTAAATTTGTCGAAGTTTTTGTGAAAGATTTCCAAGTCTTCCATGACGCGCGCCAGGTTGCTCTTCACAACAGCATAGCCACCTACGACGGTGGCCAACAGCAAAACCCCTTGGATTGCATGGGTGGCTGTTAGTTCCATATTACCTCACCGCCGGTCCATAAGTTGCCGCCCACCATAAAAACCAGGCAATGCCGCCAGCGACGACTGCAACTGCCAAGCCCTTGGCAACTTCAATCAAGATTGCTTTTCGTTTTTCTGCGCGTTCTTCTGCGTCAATCTTATCTTGCTTTTCGCGTTCCTTTTTCTCAGCAACACGCTTTTCTCTTTCAGCTAAGATTTGATCCCAAGTGCTTTTTTCGCCAGGCTTGGACGGCCACTTGCGATTGATTTCATCGCGAAGGTCGGATAATTGAATTTCTAACTGACGAGCCTCGATTACCGATGCTGCTGCCGCGCTAATACTGTCGTCAGCGCCATCGTCCTTGGCGCGTTTCTGAAGAATACTTTTGTTTTTCTCGCCAATGCTGTTGCCAGGTTTATGGTTCTTATTCTTTTCGTGATCGTCTTGCGCCTGGAAGACGCCGTCCAACCCGTGAACAATTTCCTGCACTCCACGGGCAGATTTAACTAACGTCTTCGTGGCGGCTACAGCAGCAGCAATTGTGAGAGGATCCAAACCATCACCTCGCTCTTGCCTGTGCCACACCTGAGCCACCGAAGGGGCGAATACCCCACGCCCACACCAACATAGGATCATCAGCGTCCTTACCAAAAGCCGAACCAGCACTAGGACGCATTTTGTATCCGTTGGCAGTTACATCTCCAATCGTGATGCCACTATAACCTTTTTCTCCATTGCCCCAGTTATAACGAATATCGGTAGGATTGCCCGTGCCGTTGCTGGTGTAACTTGGAAATGTTGCAAAGAAATCGTTGGAATTGGAGGAGTCGATGTTCCTCCATGCGACTAGTGACGCCGATCCATTAAGATGCACATAAGGACCATCAGTCGTCGAACCGTTATGGTCATACCCGGTAAACGCGCTGAACCCTTCGATTTGCTCCCACACAATGACCCGATAGGTGCCAGTTGCGAAGCTACTATTTAATGTGACGTTGGTTCCATCGACCGTCACAAGTTCGCTGGTTGTCGCTTCTTGTACGTTAAAGCGGATGTTGGCCGAAGACATATTTGGGTGTGATACATACCAATCGCCCGTACTATCTGACCTTTTCGCAACAGCTGTTTTTGCGCCACTCCCTAGACTATGGGCTTGGTTTGTCGCCGAGCCGTTACTATGGCTAATTTCTGCCGTGTAACACCCGTAAGTTGCACCTACGCGCCAAGACCATGCAGAGTAGTTCACGCCTGACGCTAGGGTTGCCTCTGAACCTGCGGCGGCGTTTGTATTGAAGTGCATTGAATTTCCGCTGTCGTCAGAAAACCGAACGTCATAGTCTTCGTTGTTTGTATCCTCACGCTTAAATACGTCAATAAAGCTTCCCCACCCTGCACGTGCGTTGGCTAGGCTGGCCTCAATGGTATCCCCGTCCTCCAATGTGATTAGCGCAAACCCATTATCAGGGTTCTTCACCGTGGGAGCCGGAAGATTAGCGGTGTTAAGAGTTTTATATCCCGATACTCCAATACTGTTTTCAAAATTTGCAGAATTAGTAACCAAGGTACAATCTGCTGAACCACCGCTGTAAATAACAGCCATGATCTTATACGGTTGTGTAAGACCACTTATATCAACAGTAGAACCTTGCTTGCTGCCATTCACATAGATCATTAGTTCTTCAGCGTCAGAATCAACTAAGAATTGAAAAGCCTCTCCATTATTAAAAGTGATGTTACTCGCTTGATCGTCTTCACTTGCAGTCTGGTTAAAGATTCTAAGGTCATTTACGCCATCGTCCCTATAATCAAATAGGATAGTTCCAGCAGCACTTCTTGCAGCCGATGGAAGTACATTATGAGAAGCAACACCTACAGCTAACCACCCACCAAAAGGATCAGTGCCGTGTAGTTTAGTTTCCCACACCCACTTGCCTGTGGATGGTATAGCTTGCGTTGCAAATACCGCTTTCCAAGAACTAGCACTATCTTGTTCTGCTACTGTGTTCCCTAACGATAAACTTACATTGCTGTCTTTGTCGATTGGTGACCAAGTACAGTAGTTCCCAATATCATCATCAGCAGAATCAGTAGGCGTGTCGGTAACTTTCTGCGCTGCCGTCAGGCTGTTATCAGTGAAGTGATTTCCGTTGCCAGATACGTCAGTTCCAGCGCCGTTTCCTGTGCCGGGGGCTACTTTAAAATCGAGGTGAAATCCGTTAGTTCCGAAGGTTAGACCAGATGGGTCAACAGGCCCCCACACACCGTTGGAATCGTAACTACCAAAGCTACTGGCATCAGAAACAGCCGTGCCGTCCAGCATGATCACATCGGCCATGTAGCCGTCCATAAATTGACTAGCACTTCCTCCTCTTGACCCGACATGCTGAGCCGCAGTGTGGTTCATCATAGTCAGATAGTCTTCAGCAGGATAAGATGCTGTATCCAAATCACTCGCTGTAAGCAGAGTACCATTGATATAAATTTTTACACGATTTGCAGCAGTTCCTTGCTCAGTATCTACAGCTACAACAAAATGGGTCCACGCTGTTGGATCACGGAAATATGTTTTTGTTTGTAAACGCCCATCCCCTGTATCGTTGAACTGGACGTTAAGCCTATCGTCCGTATCACCATTTCCAAATGAAATTCTATCTCCAAATCCTGATCCTCTGTCTGTACCAAATAAATGTACTCCATCGCCGCTCGAAGGCCCGCCGGTAATTGCACTTCTTTTTACCCATGCACTAAATGTCCATGTTTTTCTATTCCCTGAACTGCTAGGGGTTCTGGACAAATAATCTGATGAACTGGCATCAAACTTCAATGCGTGGGTTATGATGTAGCTGCCGTCAGATGACATCATCGTGATTGGGAAAGTAAACATCTGTTGAGCCTACGAGAAGTTAAGCTGGGCCACGCCGAACATAGATGAGCCGTCCGAAACAAAACTCAAAATGTCTACAGCGTTCGCGCCCGTGCTAAGAGTTGGTTCTGTTCCCCCTGGAAATTTATAAGCTGATGCGCTTGTGTTCAGCGTTCTTGAGCCAGATCCATCCTGTTTGACAATGAGAATATAGGTTGCCCCTGCAACCTGGTTGCTTGGTGCATCAAGTGTTCTGTTCCCGGCAAGCGTGACTGAGGCTACTTGGTTTTGCGACAGATCCCAGGAAATGTTGGCACCGTCACTCAAAGCAGTCGCATTAAAATTCTGCGTCTTGGTGTACTCTCGCGCCGTAGCTGTTAGTTCAGTTGAGCCAAATAGCTGTGTCGTTGTAATTTTCTTGTGGGCTGTAGCATCGGCATCATAAATAGCAAATTCGTCTGCTGCGACAGGGGAAGCCCCCAGCGAGGACTGTCCGTTGATGCTGACAGTGACGGTGCCGGTGGATGTTATGGCACCACCTGTTGCCAATCCAGCGGTGGCGATGTTTGTGACCGTGCCGCCAGAGCCTGGGACGATGTTAGCGAAAACTATTGCCGTTGTATTGAGAGTACCCCCGGCGTTCGACGTGCAGTGAAATAGCTTGTCTGCTCCCGCCGTTCCTTCTTCAACGTGAATTAGGGCACCACAATGTTCATCGTATGTGTCAAACAAACTGTCCCGCGCAGGGCTAGAGCCAACAACGTAAATTCCATTTTGGTTTTGTGTACTTTGATTTTTTACGAGCACTTTATTTCCATCGGCCAGGGTTACACCATCGAGTGTGTCTCCGTTGTTCAAGGCCGTGGCTATTGTGATGTTTGCAGTTGTTGCAACGCGCACCGTTGATCGTTTAGCAAGGCCAGCCAACAAGCCATCAACATATTGTTTGGTTGCAATATGCAGCGCGCTTGTTGGATCACCCGCCATCGTTGACGTTGCCACGATGCTGTTATACGTCCCGCCGGTTACTGTCTTGCCGGTGAAGGTAATTGCATCAGGTATGCTGATGGTTGGATTGCCTGACACGCCGTCGCCATTTGTCAGCGTGATTTGATTGCTGGTGCCGGTGATGGTTCGCGGTTCTGCTGCACCCGATCCAGCGTGGGCAATCATGCCGTTGCCTTCTGTGGCAAGCAGTGCGGTGAAAACTTGTGCCGCCGTCTTCATATCGTAGTTCGTCGCGCCCGCATTGACTTGAATAAAATTGCTTGCTGTCAATGAAGCTGGCAACGCAACCTCTGAACCATTGGCAAGCGCGTTGGCACTGCTGTTCCATTGAAGCACCTTGTTGGCGCTTGGTTCTGGCACCAGGTTCGATGCGCCGCCGGTGTAGGTGTCGGGGTATTTGAAGCCTTGGCTGATGTCGCCGTCACGTTCCTGGCCGGCCATCGCCAGCCGATCGATGTCGCCTTCCAACGTGTCAGCAGGGAAGGGATCGTTGGTGACATAATTGGAATTTTGCAAAGTGCTTGTGTTGCGGCGGATGTGCCACTGCACTGTATCGGCCGGCGCTGACCCAGCAACAACGGTTCCGGTAGATCCATCGCCGCCGGTCACAGTGAAGTGCGTCGAATAACTAAGCGTCGTTTCCGCGCCTGTTGCAATAGTCCGCTGCACCACAGTCAATTCTGCCGCACTGCCCGTGCCTTGAAACGCAAACGTCGTGGGAAACGAAGTCGTTGAACCATCGCCCGTGTATGATTTGGTTGAAGTGGTCGCTGTAACCGTCATGTCATGTCTCCATTATCGCACGGCTTCGGTTGGTGGTCTGAATGGCGCAATGCCAAAGTCCATAAATTCTTGCCCTGTCTCATCCCGAATACGTTGTTCGTGATTCCTAGCCCAGCCAGGCTTCATGTATTCTTGCATGTTCCAAAAAAGCAGATAGTCGAGCGCCCACCGTGCATAGAATATGTTGGCGCCGGGCAGCATTGATTTGCCTACACGATAAGTTGTTGAAGCAGCGCGGTCATAATCTTCGCTGAACAACATTTGAGGAACTTTGCCTAAACGAAACAAATTGCCAATTACGGGGCCACCAGCAAGTTCAGCAAACCCCTCGCCGTGCCGTGTTTCGCCGCCAACCAACCCAACTAAAATGTCTCCATAGAAACCAGCGCCACCACCTTGCATCAGGCTTCTAAACATTATTTTCCCAGGATTTTCAGCTACGTTCATCGGCTCTTTGCCCTTGGCTAGATCTTTAAGGGTTGAAGCTAAATATCCGTAGACCATTGAGGTCAGCAGAATTTTGACCAGCATGCCTGTTCGGTGGCCTTCGTTGGCCTTGCTAAAACCGCGAGACAATATTTCCATGCCGTAAGTTACAGAGAACGACTTGAGGTGCATGAACAGATTGTAAAACTCTGACTTAACTGTGCCGCGCTCTAAACCTCTAGAGAAGACATTCGAGCGGGCGCCTGGTGTTAAAATTGCGCTGTCGGCAAAGCCGGTAAAGAAACCGTTGATGCGTATCTGAGCGTCTACGTCATCAATGGCGCTTATGTCATGGTATTTTTTACCATCAACTTCGCGGATCACACCGTTCATTAATTCAAAATCTTCTGGCGTAATTCCGTAGGCTTCCATTTCTGTGCGAATTGATGTTTCAAGTTGGCTAAATTTTTTGCCTGACTGTTTTGCAATGTAATTAGAAAGCGTAATTCCTACTGCTGTTTTAAGGCTGTCGTTCATCCAGTTCATGCCGGTCACGCGCATCAGCCAACTAACGGCAGAGGCGCCTTGCCCATCAAGCGCATCATTGCCAAGGAAACGCGATTGAACGCTGGACATTAACGCGTCCATGCCGACGCCTAAACTGTCAGCTATTTCCCTTGTCTCGCCGCTTCCCCTGCCTCTCACAAGACCTTCAAGCACAGAAAGGTTGGCCTCAAAAAACGGAACACCAACTTCATTAAGGCGTATTGACGCCGTTCCAATGTCACCAATAGACGCTATAGTTGTGCCGCCCAACAACGCAGCAGAAGTGAAATTTTTAGCAAGGTTAGAGCCTCTTGCGAGGTAGAAGCCTGATTTGCCCAGCCCCGGTAAGGCGTTGCCTTGCCCCGTAACTTCATCATACAACAAATCAGTTTTTGCCTTATGAGCCTGGTCAAGTTGGCTGGCAACGTCCAAATTATCTTCATCAATGGCGCGATTGATTGCCCTTTGATAAAACTCGTCTAGCATGTGCTTGGGGTTTGGCCCCAGGTGCATCATGCCGCCAACGGAATCGGACATTGATAGCAGTTGATTGGCAAAAGCCGTGCCAATGTGATCGTTGCCATAGGCTTGGTTGTATTGCCATGCGCTTTTGCCATCTTGTTTAAAGTGCAAAGATCGTGATCGCGACAATCTTTTTCCCATGTTGGCAGGGCCGGTAAAACCTGGAGGGGCGCTTAGATCAGCAACCGTGTCGCTTCGTTTTCCAAACACAATAGATTTATGGACATTTGCTAGAAACTTTAATTGCGCCGCCTCGCTCATGGGGCGCCCGAATGTTTTAGTTTTATCAAGCAACGGCAAAATGTCCCTAGACCACTGCTCCTTACTTACTCGCGCTACTTTTGTTTTGTCGTGCGATTGTTTAACAATACGCCCTGGTATGCGCCCAATGTCCGCGCCACTAAGATTGGCTTGACGCCGCAACACTTCATTAGCCGCTTCCATTGCTTCAGCTACAGCTTTTGCCGTGGCGTTTTTTGACGAACCTGGATTGTCTACTTCTTGCACCAAGTAACGGCCATTTTTCTTGTTTTGCAAAAACCCAATAGCGACGTTTCTTGGCACCCCGCCTTTTTCAATAGTTTGCAGAAACACTGCCTTGGCCATAGAAACCAAGCCACGGGATGTGCTTTCAATAGATTGCTTGTATTGGCTTTTGCCCATTTCGCCGGCAAGGATTGCTTGCAGCATGCGGGGCACTTCATCAATAGGCGTTTCTCTCAGCTTGGTAATAAACGCCAAACGCACCCGGTAGTTAATTGCCGCATTGCGTTTTAAAATTGCAGCCTCACGCACACCGTCCGCTACACGGGTTTTAATTGCCTCGTCTACAAACGCCTGTAGGTCTATGACTTTTTGATCAGCGTTGTTGCTTTTGATGGTATCGACAATATCAACAACCTCTGCCAACAACGCTTCAGCTTGCGCGTCGTCTAGATCTGGCATGGCATCGCGAACTGTTTTAATGCACTTATCAATGGCCATCAGGTAAGCCCTCCAAGCACACACACGGCCGCTTGCTGCCACGCTGCTTCCGTTTCACGGGTTTTCTGTAAAAGCTGTGTTGCGTTGTCCAAGTCTTGTTGTGCCAATGCGTCGTCGCCAGCCTCTGCCCTCATGGTTTCAATCTGTGCTTCAAGTTCGGCAATTTCTGCTTCGATTTGGGGAACATCTGCCGTTTCGGTAATGTTCTCCATGATGCGGTCAACTTCTGCCGCTAACTCTCGCTCTTGAATTTCACCAAAGTTTGAGTCATCGGAATGAACATCACGAATATCTTGTTGTGCTTGTTCTTGTATAGTTGGCCCTTGTGCTTCGGGGCTTAACTCCGACCGCACAACAGGCACTTCTAACGGCATTTGTATTTCGTTGCCGCTGGCATCAAGCGCGTTGCGTATACCCAATGCCGTGCGCGTATTTGCTTGCACCTCGTAAAGTAAAAACTCATCGCCCATACGGACAACATGCAAATCTGTATCAGGATTTTTATTTAACTTAGCTGCATACTCTGCTGTTTTTAAATCACGGTATATTGCGTATTCGCCGTCAGGGTGGCGCACAAAATTGTTTTCAATGTCAAGGTCAATACGGTGGTCGTCTTCGCCGAGGGACCGTACCTTTGCAACAAACCCTTTTTTTTCTAGTTGCTTAACTTTTTTCTCAGCAACAGCCACGTCCCGATATGATGTTTGAACATTCTGGCCTTCACTAGCTGTAACCCTTATTGAATTGCCACTGGCTAATGACGGTTCATTTTCTAGCCGAGAATTGAGCGGATCAATAATTACATTGCGAGTTGGCGTCGGCCCTGGTGCTACGGTAAAAGTTTCTTCTAAGCTTTTCCGCAACATTGTGTCCAGCCCGTTTACTTGCTTGCCAGACATCACCATGCTTAATGCTGCACTAATATTATGGCGACGATCTTGTTCGCTTATTTGCTCAACAGAAGTTGCAATGCGTTGATTAGCTAAACTTTCGGGTGAGCGCGTTGGTTGCGGTGGCGTCACTTCGGCTTGCGGTGCATCAGGCGGGGCATCTTGGCGCCGCAAGCGGCTTTCCATTCCCGGCAATCCGCCATAAGTTTTGCCACTTATGTCGCGTACTGCACCCGCCAGCCCGTGCATACCGCCGCCTAAAGCAGCCCCAAAAGCAAGGTTTGCAAAGCTGTCGTAAAGGTCATAGTCGTACTGTGTTGCTCCAGTTGCCAAAAGCAATCCGGGTTCAATTAAAGCAGTACCAACAATGCCTTCAGCCGCTCCAACTTGGGCGCGAACTCGTGTTCGCCCTAAAGCAGATGCTTGTTGTTGCAGCATTTTGCTATAACGCGCTACGCCAATAACGGGCACAAAGCCAGCAGCGACATTTAATGGATCTAGCATACTGCCAAAAAGGCCAACACCAAATTGTGCCACCATTGTCGATACGTCACCGTCAGATCGCGATAACACATAGGCGCGGGCCAGTTCTTCTTGTTTCCATTTGATACGGAGCGCCAAGCCTTCTTCAGTTTCACCCTCTACAGCAGTTAATTTGCCTTCAAGATTTAGTTCTTTAATAGCTTTTAATTGTTCTTCCTCAGATATTGTATCTGGTTCACCAATGTTTCTTCTTGGTGATCTTCCGCTGCGAACGCGGGGAACGGTCATTGGTTCGTTGTCGTCTAACCCACCAGTAAAATATTGCGGCTCACCTTGTGCGCGTCGCGCCGTAGACAATTCATTCCAACGCCAAAGTTGTGTTACCGGGTTGGTGGCAATAGTTTCGCGAAGCGTTGTCGCAAGAACCGTGCTTGTGTCAAATTCAATTTGATGCTCCAACAAACCCAGTTCGTTTGTTGGCCCGATAGAATTAAAAAGCTGTGCCATGTTAGTTAGCCGGGGTTTGGCCTAGACGCTCAAACATGATAGCGCCACCCCTAGCACCCGGACCTAATGGCCCAACAATGGTTTGTTGTACGTTGGCTGTTGGCACAATAACGGGGCGACCTTCTCTGTCCTCAATAGGGGTTCCATTTTCAGTGCGTAATTCGGCCGCGTTGCCGTCGGGCGTTAATGTCCAACGTGCATTTTCCCGTATGGCTTGACGTGTTGTTTCATCATTAGCGCCAGGTGCTATGAGGTTTCCGTCAATTGCTTCTAAATTTGCATCATCTTGCAGCCATCTGTTTAACCCAAGTTGTAACATTGGGGCATTTGTAACGCTGCCTTTCGGAACAATCCCTTTTAATTTTGGCAAATTTAGAATTTGATAGTTATCAGTAACGACAAGTTTCATTGCACGGTCTACAGCGTCGCCAATATTGCCATCGCGGGAATAGGTACTGAATGCCAACATTTCTGCCGCTGCATACAGACTGTTAACCATTCCAATATTATTGGCCTCACCAATATCGCCTAACTCTGACAAACGCGATGCAATATCTGTCCCTATTTCTTTTGTAACACCAGGCGATTCTTTATCGAGTCTTTTTTTCAACGCACCTATGCCGCCATCAATTTGTGCAATTGCAGCTATTTCTTGTTGCGCCAAATTATCAGATACAACAGCAAGCGCCCCAATTGCTTTGGGCAAACCTTCATTGGTCATTTCTTTGAGCATGTGGTTCCAATCGTCACCCATCGTTTGGGTCATAAGGAAAAACCTTCGCCCTACTTGTTCAGGATCACCCTGAATTGCGAAAGCTACTTGCTCTTTTACAAAACTTTTGGGAAACCGGCGGCGCATATCAAGTCTAAAATCCATGTCGCCATAAGCAATATTGCGGGCACGTTCGTAATTGCCATATGCTATTGCCGTTACTTCTGGATCATTCGACGGGTCTAAAGATCTTATATATGTTTGGAACGCTTCAGATACAGTTTCGTTATTAGCAATTACATATTGAGCGGGGTCTTTCTGACGCGCTGTATCATCTGCACTGAAAGCTTGTTGTACAATTTGTACTTGTTTTGCATTTTGTGCCGCAAGTATTTCTTCAGCTTGGTCGCCAAGAGGCGCATCACGGTCAGCAATTAATTGATCTAAAATTGCTTTTTTTTCTGCGTTTGATGCCCCGCCAATGCGGTTATAGACAAGGTTAAAATCTTCCGCATCTTTTATGCGAAGTTTAAGTTCTTTTGCTTTAATTGGATCTTTGACATTTGCGTCAATGCTTTCGTCACTAAATTGGCCTACTCGCGCATCAGGTATGTTGCCGCCAGCTTGTAACGCTTTAATCCTTATCGCCGCTCCATTTATATATTCTTTCTCTTTTGCATCGGCCGCTGTTTTCTCTTTTCTTTCTAGTTGCGCCACCCGCGTTTGCGCTTGCACAACAAATTTTGACCGTTGTGTGCTTTCTAAATTAGGCAAGTATTTTTTATTTTTTTCGTTTTTTATATATTGAGCAGGGTTGGCCTCAATCTGCATCTGCGCCATGGCGGTATCGACTTTGCGAAGAAACGCCAGCCGTATTTTTGTACCTTGTGTGCGCGTTATGGCGCCGAACTCCACGGCCTCTTTAATGGCAACATCTAGCTTATCAAGCCGTTCTTTTGGCGCGCTATCTTCTTCATCAATGTCAACGGTCCTCAAACCGTCTGCTTCAGCCAATTCAATGCCAACAGTTAGGCGGTCGCCTTTAACCTTATCCATTTGTGCGCGAAATGTTTGCCGTAACTTTTCAGCTTTTTTCGGCCCGATCTGGCGGTTGAACTCCAGGCTATCAATACTTTCGATGCCCTTCTTTAACGATGCCACCCACACAGCGTCGGTGCCGTCTTTTGTAGACCCCCTAACAAGTGTGTCTAATACGGCAAGGTTGTGGGCTTGCAACTCCGCGTTGTCGCGAGTTACCTGTTCCTGGCGGATTTCAATCTGACCCTTGGCCGACAACATAGAGTAGTCTTTTTTAAACTTCTCAAGCCCATAAGGCGACAAACCTTCAGATGCCGTTTCATAAATCTGCGCCATCCGCGCGTTAACATCATCTGGATCAGCCGTTGGCGCCACGGCACCTGGGTTAAACTGACTGCTATTAGGATCGGACTCCCAAGACAAAATTTTGTTGGTATCAATGCTCTCTTTTAACTCATCCATCTTGAGCGTGGCATTGACGTAAGACTGCGTGACCATCGCATCGGCCCGCGCCCGTAATTGGTTTTCCCCAATTTCAGAAACAACGCCACCAACCTGTTGCAGTCCTTGCCCCGCTTGATCATCAGTTAAGACGACAGGCGCAGCAGGGACGCCCGTAGTTGTCGGGAGCGTGGCGCGTCGCTGAAGTGTAGGAATACGAGCCATATAACTTTACCCCAATAAACTTGTGCCAGCGCCGTAGCGGTATTGCGTGTAGCCACCTTTGGCCAATTCTGTGCCGGCGCCTATAGCGCCGCTTGTGCCGGCCGTCTGTGCATTGAGGCGATAACGGGCAGCAGCGGCTTCTTGTCCAACAGCCTGTTGCAGATACGCTTCAGCCTGTGTCTCGCCCTTGTAGAGAATGGCAAGGCGCTCTAGTGACGCCTGGGTGTCTGTTTCTAAAGCAACAGCGTCAGGCGTTCCCTCGTCAATAACCACACCACTCTCGCCGCCATAGCCCACTCTCTGCGATGAAATCAATCGTCGCCGCTCAAGGTCAAATGTGTCGGCGTCAAACTCAGCGGCGCGGCGGGCCATCAGCGCATTGTTTTCAGAAATCTTTTTATTGTAGGCCATCATGCCGGCTTGGTATTCGTAATTAGCCTCTTGCACAGCGCCTTGGTAGGCAGCGCCGTAAGCGGATATGCCGGCCCCGGCCAGATTGGCTATAGTGCCAAAGCCAATGTTAGAAACGGCGCTGCTTATGCCGCTGAACAGCGTTCCAGCAGATAAGTTGAACGCACCACCCGCGCCCAGAAGTCCAGCGGTGGCGCCAGCCCCCACGCCGCCAAGTGCGCCCGCCGTTTGGGCAGCGCCGACCAATAACGGAATACACATGTTATTTACCCATCGTGTGTTATGATGCGAGTGATAAGCGCGGTGATGTGGGCGGGCAAAGGTTCGTTATTTAGATAAACCGTTTGCCCCGCAGTATCCCAACCGCCACGAATATTGATGCGCTTGTCGCCGGTAAATAACGGCGGCGAACTGTCCATTGGGTCAGACCCCGTGCGGAAAATGATTTCATCTGTTGTCGATATGTCTGGGCCGATCTTGCCGCCCAACGTATCAATGAGCCGCAAGGTGACTTCAAAGTCCCGCTTGGCTTTACCTTGAGAAGTCCCGTCATCGCCGCCAGCTTCCGGCCGCAACGTCTTCATTATGCATTCGTTTGCAAGTCCGATCTGCGCTTTCGTGACTGTCGGATCAATAGACGAAATCGCACCCGACGACACGTTGCGTTTAGTGTAGACCGAACCGTTGCCCAAGATAGACACAGCCTGACCCTCCAGGTGGTCAAGGCCAGTGATACTCGCAGCGGCAGTGCCCGAATATGAAAGCCCGCTGTCCACAAAAAATGCGTCAGCTTTTGTCTGGTTCTCTTCTGGGTCAAATTGATCGGAAAGATATTCCACATAACGGCGGGTTGCTCCGTTTATTGTGCGCTGCACAATCATCCACACTTCTTCCTCACCGCTGGTTGACGATGGAATGATGGCAAGGCTTTCAACAACAGCAATGGCTTGATCTGTTGTTGTCAGGCGCGTGGTGTCACTAGATGTCACGGTTAACGGCCTAGCGCCGGCTGACGTTGTTTCTTCGACAGTTACAACCGCTGCTGCCGGATTGGCTACGGTAAAATCTGCATGAGCATTGATGCGGGTGTAAATGTTGTCAGCGGTTACATTATTACTGGTGTTTGGTCGCCACCCTAAAGATGTATCTGACGGGTCAGAACTGCCCGCCGCTTCGGATGTAAACGTCACGGTTGACCCGTCCGACTTGGTAAACGTCAGCGTGGTTCCGGCGGCAATGTTTGCATAGTCGGACACGGTAATCGTACACGCGCCTGACACGCCGCCGATCTTATGCCGATGCCAAGCCACCACCTGTTGATCGCGTAGATACGTCATGCCAACCAGTTGGCCATCAGCTTTGACGCCCCACACAACCGTGCTTGGCTCTTGCTGATATGCAATTTCTGTCAGCCCGCCTTTGCTGATCTGATTGGAAAGTATAGTCAAGTCGGGCGACTGATAGCTGTCGCTGTCAAAAGCGTACACAAACTCGCGCAGCTTTCGCTGCTGGCGCTGGATAAAGATCACCACGTTATCGATACGGATGGGCCGGTGCGATGCCGATCCCCGTGTGCCCTCACGCACAACCCTGACGTTGGTTGGCGTCAGCGCGTCAGCCGTAGTTGAACCCGAAATAACAAACTCGCCGCCCACTGTGCCGATGGCCATGACCTTGCCTGGTGACAACCAACGGATAGCGTTCACCTGGTCTGTGGCCAACGTGTAGATGACAGGGTCATCGTCCAGCGTACCTGGCGTGTGGTTTTCGTAGTCTCCTGATTTACTGCCAAACAACGTCTGTGGTTGTTCACTGGTGCCGGCAAAAAACAATCTTTGTTCGTAGAACGCTACTGCTGCCGGAAACCCTGTCGTTTCAGAAAACGCCCCCAGGCGCCATTTAGTTTCAGCGGAAGTGCCGCCAAAAGTTTCGTTAACGGTAACCGTTACCTCTGTCGTACTGGTGCGACCCGTCACTTTAGCGTATCCCCATTGGATGCCGCCATCGCGCAAAAATTTCCAGGTGCAACTGTTGTCAACGATTTCGTCGCCTTCGCCTGATGGGCCACCCGATCCGGCAGACGTACCAGCTTTGATGCACTCGTAAACATTGCCGCTGTTACGCACTACGGCGCCGACGCTGTAACTTGTGCTTGCGGCCCAGGCTGCTGCTTGGTGACCAATCGATATTAACCGCCCAACGTCTGTCGTCTGAAATCCGTCGCCACCATTAATCCCCGTTACGGCACTTGCGGTAATCGTTCGCGAACTTCCTGTGGTATGGCTAGGTGTCAGCGTCGTATCAGTAATATTCTCATCTTGGTATGGGCCATCCTCAAAGTCGATTTCTTCAAGCGTCCAAGACGTATGACCCGTTCGCGATAACTTGCGTGGCGCATATGAATTGTGCGTCAGGTAAAGGATGTCAGCAGATTGGGCAAACTGAATGTCAAACAGGTCTGCCGTGGCATAGGTCGTTGTGACGGTGTAGACCCGCGCCGCGGTGCCGGCAGATGAATACGCAGTGAACCCGGTAGAATTAATGTTTGTGTCATCAACGTCGGTCAGTTCAAACGTGTTTGTCGTCTTGTTTTTGATTTTATAATATTTGCCATTGAGTTCGGTCATGCCGACGACAGACGCGATATAGATTTCATCGCCGTTAGAGAAACCATGTGAGGTCGCCGTCACCACACACGGGTTGGCCTGTGTCGCCCCGCTAATGGTTTTGTTAGCCTCAAGTATAATGCCGTTGTCTTTGTAGAAACGGACATACAGATTGCCAAACTCAATGCAGTAAGCCTGGGTTGTGCTAAACTCAAACGGCACCAGCCGCGTCTTGGCCGACGATGTTTTGACTTCTTTTACAAAGCGTGTGCCTGGTCGCCGCGTAATGCCACCGTGAGGCTGCACAATAAAGTTCTCTAGGGTTTCGGCGCCATTTGCATACTTGGTAATGTCCACGCGGCCGAACAGGTCTTTGGCAAGTTCGCCCGCCGTCCAGTTGGTTTTGATCTGCGTGACGCGAGACATTTTAGGTTCTCACTGACAACCAAGAGTCTTCAGATGCAGATGTTGTTTCTTGCGCGTCAACCAACCGCGCTTCCTGTATGAGCGTTGAATAAGCGGCAGATGCCGATGCAACGACAGTTTGTGAGGACGTAATTTCATAGGCCACGTCAGATGCGAGGCGCATGGCGTAGGCTTCTGTAAACTTAGCATCGTAAATCGATGTGTCCGTAATGTCGGCAATATAGAGGATGTTCAACGGCGCGGCGGCATCGCTGACAATGTTGCGACCTTCGACGGCCCATTCCTCTGTCGTATCTACTTCGATAATCCGCAAACAATTTGATGGCCACGGGAATAGGTTCGCGTATTCCCAGACCGGCGTGGTGGTGTCGGCCGCAAGGGAAACACGGGTCATAGCAAAGTTCCATGGATGATCCCTTAAACAATACTGTCGGCTTTGCTCATGAATGCGATTGATGGCCCGCCCCTCAACCGTGTCATCCGTAAGAGCAGTAATCGCGTTGGCGCCCAAATAGGTCAGACCTTTGTTCGCAATGTCTACAATTGATCCGGCCATGCAAAACCTCCTAATTTCCGATTTTTGTCAAAACCGCCAAAACTCGAAAAAAACACTTTTTTCAAAAATGAAATGATAAGTAAGCGTTTTAATTCAGTGACTTAATTTTTCGACTCTCAAAAAACCCAGCGTTTCTAGGGCTTTCAGCCATTTTTGAAAAATGCGCGTGTTATAATAGGTCAACAAAGCGGGAAAACCCGCGCCGCTATTTTACATTGTGAATAGGTAATCGTGTTGCCGTGGCTTTCGCCATGAAAGGAGAATTGCCATGGCCAACTCAAAAGACTTCCTTTGCTACATCCCGATGATGACAGGCGGCTCATACGGTCGCAACGAGGATCGGAGTGCAGCGGCCTTTGAAGCCTTCCAAACATTCACATCTGATTGGGGCAGCATGTTTGATGTCTTTGATCAAGAAGTGAAAGGCTACATTGCCGATATTACTGGGTTTGACAAAGTTCAATTCGGACCCGGCAAAGGCATATGGGCCGAAACTGAGGATGGCAGTGAACATCTTTTTGAGCTTGAGGAAATTTCTATCCGAATGCCCAAGCTATTAGAAAGAGAGCGCCCGTCATCTAATGGGTTTCGCCGTAGGCTAAAGAAAGTTGTTTTAGCCTCTAAGTAAAAAACGCCTAGGGCTGGACCCCTAGACGCTTCTATCTAACTTCTCTTAACACCGCCACGGTAGCACGGTTACTTATTCACAATCAATTTAAAAGGAAAGGGGGGCGCGAAGCCCCCCAATCCGTTAGTCAACGACGTAGTGGATGATGAAACTCATGTCACCGCCGGTTCCACCTTCCGCATGCATCGTTGCCGCGACATAGTAGAAACCGCCTGGATCAGTTGAATCACCAGCCAATTCATACATCTTTTGACCACAAGTGTTGATGTCTGCCGCTTCGTGGCGAACATCAGCCATTGCCCCCGCATCAGCAACGGCAGTAGCAAAGACATCTTCGTCCTTAACCACGCCAGCCGATGTGTAGATGCCTACGTTGAACGTGCAGCTTCCACCAAACGTATCAGACCCGATAAAAATATGCGGGACTGTTGCGTTGCTTGGAACGGGCGCCAACATAACGATGTCGTTATCGTTGGTGTCCCCAGCCGCAAGAGCCACAGTGCCTTGTGCAATTCGCACACGGCCACCAAGTTCGGCGACGTTGTTCATCGTAGGGGGAGTTGCCTCGTAATTGGCAATCAGATCAGTGTTTTTAGTTCCCATTGATCATCCCTCCTATGTTGGATCGCATTCGATGTAGCCCACCAACTTTTCCTGCATGCGAGTTGCGCCAATTGCCATGCTGCAAAATACTTGCGTTGCATGGTTCTTGTCGGCTCGTTCAGAAATTTTGATGGACGGTTCAGACCCAATAGCAAGTTTCATTCCCTTCTTTTGATAGAAGAGAACTTTATGATCGCTGTTGGAATCGGCGCCAATAAGTTCCGTTCGGATGAACTGGAAGCCCATGAAGGAATCCACTTCTCCGTTTACAAGACTTTTTACAGTGGCAAAATCGGAACTGGTAACTTCAGTTTGACCTAAAAGGTTCTGAAGTTGTTTGGCGTTGATGATCATATATCTATCATCATCATCCGCCTCATTGGCGTCGAGGATCTGCTTAGCAGCCCGCAACTTGCCGACGTTCAGACCCGTATCAGCAGCAGGGCTGATACCAACTTGAACATCAACAGTGTTGGAACTGTCATAGCTTGTTGAGGTGCCCCCAGCAACGCCCGTAAAGGCCGTGCCATCAGCAGCCGCAACAATTTGTTCATCCATCGCTCGACCCATGGCATAGGACGCGGCCTCTGCATATGGGCTTTGCGGATCGATCAACATTCGGACCCGATCCTCGTCATCGATAAGGTCTGCCCAATCGAAATCGATTAGGGAAACCCGACGCCTTGCGTGAGGGGTATCAACCCTTGGTGTATCCGCATGGCGCGATGTACGTTGTTGAGCGGAGGTTGTCCCGATTTGCTCAAAGAAAGCATTTTTGCCCACGACGGTTTCTACTCCAACCGACTCACGTAGACGAGAACCTTTCTGTTGAACTAAATGTTCGACATTGCCTCGATACTGCTCAACAAACGCAGTAGTAATTTGTACACTCATTGCACAAAGTCTCCTAACGTGTTGATATTAAAGGGTGAAGTGGTTGTCCCTACGGGGCCACGCGCCGTCTTTCCGGCTGTCTGTCGTCGGGCCTTGCGGTTATCCGACA